TAGATAGAAACGAATTTATCGCAGATATCTTTATTAAACCTGCTAGGTCAATCAACTTTATAACACTGAACTTCATTGCCACAAGAACTGGTGTGAACTTTAGTGAGGTAGGAGGTTAATCATGGCAAACATAGACGATTTTAAGGCAAATTTAATCGGTGGTGGTGCAAGAGCTAACCAGTTTAGAGTTACAATAACTCCACCTCCAGGCATTGCAATAGGACTTGATGTAAGAAGAGCATCATTTCTTGTTAAAGGTTCTAACTTACCAGCATCAACACTTGGTGAAATTGCAGTACCATTCAGAGGTAGAAACATTTATGTTTCTGGTGATAGACCTGCTCCAGATGCTTGGTCAACAACTTTCTATAATGACACTGATTTTATGGTAAGAAATGCAATGGAGAGATGGCAAAATGGAATTAATGATTATGCTAATAATACTGGTACTGTAAACTCTGCTGATTATCAGACAGATTTATTTGTAGAACAATTAGATAGAGATGATACAATTCTAAAGACTTATATTTTTAGAAGTGCGTATCCTTTAACAGTTGCACAGATTGATTTAACAACAGATGAAGCTACTGCAATTGAAGAATTTGAAGTGACATGGAGATACCAACACTTTGAACCATCAGGTGTTAGTTTTTAACCTACTAAATAGTATAATACAAACAGTAGGAGTTTTATAATGGCTGACCTTTTTGGGTTTCGTTTTACACGAATAAAAGATGACAAAAACAAAGAAAAATTCACTCTGCCGTCTGAACAGGACGGCACAGTTGATGTTGCTGGTGGAGGTTTCTTTGGTCAAATCCTAGACACTGACGGAAGAGAACGAACTGAACAAGACCTCATTCGTAGGTACAGAGATATTGCACAACAACCAGAATGCGATAGTGCGATTGAAGATATCGTAAACGAAGGTATCGTTGCAAATGAAAGAGCTCAAGCAGTTCAATTAGTTCTTGACCAAGTTCCTTATCCAATGAGAATTAAGAAAGCAATCGAAAAAGAGTTTGACTCTGTTCTTCGATTGTTAGACTTCGATACTAAAGGACACGATATATTTCGTAGATGGTATGTTGATGGTAGATTATTTTATCACAAAGTAATTGACAAGAAAAATCCAAGACGAGGTATACAAGAGGTTCGATACATTGACCCACGAAAAATTAAGAAAGTTCGTGAAGTTGATAAAGATATTAAAAAGGGTACAAGTGTTGAAACAATAAAAAAAATAAACGAATATTATATTTACAATGACAAAGGTATGTATAGTGGTGGATATAGCTCTGGTATGAATGAGGGATTAAAAATATCACCAGATAGTATTACCTATTGTCCATCTGGTTTGATAGACCAAAACAAAGGTAATGTATTATCTTACTTACATAAAGCAATCAAACCAGTAAACCAGTTAAGAATGATAGAGGACGCACTCGTTATCTATCGTATCTCAAGAGCTCCAGAAAGAAGAATATTCTACATTGATGTTGGTAATCTACCAAAAATTAAAGCAGAACAATATCTGAAAGATGTTATGAATCGTTATCGTAACAAACTGGTATATGATGCATCTACTGGTGAAATCAGAGATGACCGAAACCATATGTCAATGTTAGAAGATTTCTGGTTACCAAGAAGAGAGGGTGGTAGAGGAACAGAGATTACCACATTACCAGGCGGCTCTAATCTTGGTGAGATTGATGATATAACTTATTTTCAAAGAAAACTATATCGTTCATTAAATGTACCTATCTCAAGATTAGAGGCAGAACAAAACTTCTCACTTGGTAGGTCAACAGAGATTACAAGAGATGAACTTAAGTTTACAAAGTTTGTACAAAGATTAAGAAAAAAATTTACACCATTATTTACTGATATGTTAAAAACACAGTTAGTATTAAAGGGTATAATGACATTAGATGAGTTTCATAATATTAAAGAACTTGTTCAGTATGACTTTTTACAGGACGGACACTTTACAGAATTAAAAGAAGCAGAACTAATGGAGAATAAATTAAATACACTTCAAACTATTGAATCATATATTGGAACATTCTTCAGTAAGAAGTGGGTGCAGACTAATGTTCTTCGACTTACTGATTTAGAGATTGAAGAGATGCAAACACAAATTAACAGAGAAGCTGGAATTGAACCAGAAGATGGTGGTATCGCAGTTCCAGATGGTTCAGATGGAATCACAAGATATCCATCAATTGATGGTGCTCCAATACCAGCAGATGATGTTGCAAAATTATCAGGTGAAGCACCACCAGAAGATGATAAGGAGAAATAAATGAGTAGTAAAGATTTTGTAGATGCGTTAGCAAGAGGTAGTAACCTTGATGCAGAGGACGCTTTTAAAAGTGCAGTCGGAGGAAAGGTTGCAAATAAATTAGAAACAAAAAGACAAGAACTTGCAAAGGGGTTTGTGAATAATCACATACCAGAACCAGAAGATGATAAAAAGGTTTGAAGAAATTTATATACCTTTCTTTGAGAAAGATGAACATAAGAAATCTAAGGAGTACAAAAAGTTGAGTCCCAAGATGCGTAAGGCTGTGGACGATTTATTTAAAAAAATGGACTCTAAACCTTCCGATTTCCTAAATAGTTTTGAAAAAAGTATAAAAGATATTGCAAAAAAATATCGAGTGTCTGATAAAGACATAATGAAATACTTTGAAAAAGAAGTATTAACGATAGGATAACAAGATGGCAATAAAATTAGTAAGACACGCTGGGACAATCACTGTATCTACAATGGGTGATGACGCAGCTCACAGTCTTGACTGTGGTCTAATGGGAAAAGGACAAGCATTAAGAGTTAATGAGTTCGGTGGACAAGATGTTTTTATAAAGGTAACTGATACAGACACAGCAACTGCTGTTACTGCAACAAACGGATTATATCTTAGAGCAAACACCTCTGTACTCATAGTTCCTGATGGTTCAAGATTTAAAAACATTGGTGGAGAAACAGGTGGGTTTGTCGTTCAAGACACTGCAGCTAATGCTGGTGACCCAATAGTATTTGATGGTACAGATGAAAACGGTTTAGATGAACACGATAGACTTCTCTTAGATGGTGCAGAAGTAACAGTCACATTATCTGCAATCAATGAAACAGCTGGTAGTGATGGTGGTGTTCATGTAGAAGTAGTATCAGAAATTGTAGGGTAAGGATATGGAAACACTAAAACTTATATCAGAAGAAATACAAGATGTAGAATATCTTACCGAACAAAAAGAGAATGGTAAGAAAGAATACAAGATAAAGGGCATCTTTATGCAAGCTGATATTAAGAACCGAAATGGTAGAATATATCCTATGGAAGTTCTTCAGAAAGAAGTAAACAGATATAGTAAAGAACATATTAAAGAAAAAAGAGCCTTTGGTGAATTAGGACACCCAGAGGGCCCAACTATTAATCTTGAGAGAGCATCTCATATGATTACATCTTTACAACCAGACGGAAAGAACTTTATTGGTGAAGCAAAGATATTATCAACCCCTATGGGTGAGATAGTTAAAAACCTAATGGACGAAGGTGCAAAGTTAGGTGTATCATCAAGAGGTATGGGTAGTTTAAATCAAAAGAATGGTGCAAACTATGTAAGAAACGATTTTTACCTTGCAACTGCAGCTGATATCGTTGCAGACCCCTCCGCTCCAAATGCTTTTGTAGAAGGTATTATGGAAGGAAAAGATTGGGTTTGGAACAATGGTTCACTTGTAGAGGCAGAATTAGTGAGAATGAAAAGTAGAATTGAGAGAAGAACACGCAGTAGACACGCAAAAGAAGATGCGTTAGAGTTTGCGAAGTTCCTCAAAATGTTATAATTTATAAATATTTTATTATAAAAGACTAATAAAAGGAGAGCCATCATGGCAAACGAACTAGATAAATCAATAGAAGAGTTGGAAGCAGAAGTGATTGCCGAGTTAGAAGAAGGTGCCCACGATGCTCCCACAAAAGGTGCAATGAAATCCGAACCTATGCAAAAGAAACCTAAAGATGGTGCAACTGGTGAAGCTGACTTAGGTGGAAGTAAACCAGAAAAAATTGACAACAAAAATGTAGGTGCGAAAGCAGCTGGTAAAGAGATTTCTGGAGATGCACAACAAAAATCAGAAGGGAAACCAGACAAAATGCAAAAGTACAAAGGTAAAGATGATGGTACTGCAAGTTCATCTGATACTAAACCTCTTGCAATGGGTTACACAGATGACGAAATCAGAGAACTATGTCACTCTAAAAACCACGACTGTGCAACAGTTGTAGAACACCCAGAGTTTGGTAAAGGTAAACCAATTTTATCATCACACGCAATTCCAGACGATAATGGAAATGTGGAGTGGTATGATGTACAATTTAAACATGGTATCGAAGAAAAAGTTATGGCAAGTGATATGAAGATTATTGAAGAATCACATCACGAAGAAGAAATGCCAAAGACTAAAAATGGTATGATAAATGCTATGAAAGATATGATGGCTGGTATGCATAAAGAGAAAAAAGATATGATTATGGCCACATACAAAGCAATGAAAGCTTCTTATGAAGGTATGCATGAGAAAGACGAAGAAACTGCTGAAGACAAAGCAAAGAAAGAGGCAGTCGAAAAGAGAGTCAAAGATATCAATGTTAAAGAACACGTTGACGCATTAATGAACGGAGAGGGTGACCTTTCAGAAGAGTTTAAGAGAAAAGCTGCAACAGTATTTGAAGCTGCAGTGAAATCAAAAGTGCGTGAAGAAGTAGAAAGATTAGAGGAAGACTATAGAAAAGACCTAGACGAAAATATGGTCAAAACTCAAGAAGAATTGACTGAGAAA